TCGTGCCGAACTTGATGCTGCTCGTAGCGAGTCAGGAGGGGCGCGAATCGAGTCACCTTGTCCCGGTCTGGCCGCACTCCGCGGACGGGCAGCGATGTGGTACGGGACAGCTCCTGGACCACCGCCGCCTGGTACTGGGTCTGTTCTATCGCGATGACCTTGGGTCGGTGACGGGCGGCGGCGGCCTTGATGCGCTCCAGGACGGCGGCGAACCCGGCCCGGTGCCGCTCCACTTCCCGGACGTAGACCAGTCCGGTGGCCGGGTCGCGGGACATGGCTGCGATGGCGGTCCAGTCCGCGCCCTCGCGCTCGCTAATCGCCAGGTCCACGCCCAGGACAACGGGTAAGCCGGCGGGCGCCGGGGAGTCGATAAGGTGTTCCGGCTTGACCAGGCCGGCGCCGAAGGTGACGAACTGAGCAAGATATTCCTGGCGGAACACCAGTTCAGGTAACTCGATGCGCGCCCTCTCCACCTCATCCGATGGGATATGAGGGTTGACGGTCGTCGGCATGTGAAAGCTGGCCCATTCCGGATGATTGGGATCCCCGCCCCGCTGGTACAACTCGTGAAAATAATTCATCCCTTTGGGGGTGCTGATAAACCAGGCATCGCCGCGCAGGTCAGTTAAGGTAGGCGCTATGGCTCGCTCCCAGGCGTCTTTGAGGTAGCGGGCATGGGCCGCCTCGTCGATCACGATCCGGGCATATTTACGCCCGCGCCCTGCGTCTGCGTCCTCCAAGGTCCAAAAGTCCACCGTCCCGCCAGTGATTAACTCGATTCGCATATCCGTCTTGTTGGCCTTGCGAATCACGGGGGTCAAGGTGTGGATCATGCTGTCCCAGACCTCGATCAGTAGCTTGTAAGTCGGTGCGAAAAATGCCACGGGGCGCCCCTTACTGGAGGTTTTGCTGGCCAGGGCGCCGCCTGGCAGCAATGCCAACCATAGGCAGGACAGCAGGGTCTTTCCAAACCGGCGCCCAGCGCTCACGACTCTGAATCGTTCCGTGGCCTTCACGATGCTCAATTGCCCCGTGTGCAGGTCTGGCAATTGCACCCGGACCTCAGGCATAGCTGGCCGCCAAGCCTACCCATTGGATCGTGATGTCCGGCTTAAGAGCGGTGTCCTCTAACCCGTGCGCAATCCGCTCGCCCTTCTGGCGGATGGTCAGCATCTCGGCACTGATCTTGGCAAGCTTTCCAATCTCAAAATCAGAGGGGATCCCAAAGCGTTCCCTGTGATCCGCCCATTCTTGCTGGTGCATCTCCACCACAACCGCCGCTTTATTAGCGGCCTCATCCAGTGCCTCGGCCCGTTTTTTAGGGTTGCAACTTGCAACATAACCTACAAGCTTCTCTGCAACTTTTCGCCGCACAACGTCCCGCACATCCTGACCATCGCTCCATCCCTGCTTCTTTGCTTGTTGCTGGATAGCTTGATGGCTAACCCCATGCCGTGCTGCCAGTTCCGGGAAGCTGGCCCCGGCCTCTCGCTCGGCCCGAACAGACTCCCACTGATCCGCGCTCAGCCTCGGCATGGCAATTCCCCCCCGAATCCGGCTAGGCTCAATGAATCGATCTGGATTAGCTCCACCCCGGCATGTTCCGCAAACACCCGGGCGTCGTCGTCGGGATAGTCTCCCTCGAATATCACGCGCTTGATGCCTGCATTGATGAGTTGCCCCATGCACCCCCGGCACGGCTGGCAAGTCGCGTAGAGCGTCCCGCCATCGAGGCTGATGCCATGCTTGGCGGCCTGGCTGATCGCGTTGGCTTCGGCGTGTTGACAGCCGCACCGGTGCGGATCATGGCCGCTGGGAATGCTCTCCAGGCGGCGCAGGCAGATCGTTGGATGCGGTGCGGAGGCGGGGACGCCATTGAATCCGCTGGTCAGTTGGCGGTTACCTTTGACCACTACGGCGCCCACCCTGCGCCCGCTGGCACAGGTGCTCATTTCAGCGGCCAGATGGGCGGCGGCCATCCAGTGGTGTGACCAGGTGGGGCGGTTCACCCTGCCACCGCCGCCACAATCAGCCCCAGGACCACGGCCGCTCCTAGCAGGCTCGCGCCACACAGCAACCAGGCTGCTACGATTGCAGCCGCGAATTTCATAATTCCACCTCCTCGATCCAATCCAGACACTCCCCCTCCAGACTCGGCCACCTGACGGCATACGAGTAGTGACCCTGCGGATCGTCGTGCGCCATCTGGATCCGCCGAGCGCATGTTTGGCAGATTGGCGCGCCGGTATCGCCGTAGCAACGAGAGACATCAGCCAACAGGCGCTTTCGCGTGCTCATTGCTCGCCCTCCCTAACGAACACGACGCAGGACCCAGCCAGGGCCGCCCGCAAATCGCCGACATTCGCTGTGCAATGGCTTTCCGCTTGCTCACCCCGGTCAACGGCGAGCAATTTGAAATTCCGAATCAACAGTTCCAACTCGGCGCGGGCCAGGCAGGGCAAACGATGAATGCATGCGCTGCAGGCTCTCATTGTGGCTTTCCCTCGAAATAAACGAATTTCGGACAACCAGAGCCGATCAGCGGGAAACCGATCCGGCCAAGGAAACACTCCGGCTTGTCATGGCCGCGGATGCAAGACGAACAGCTCATTTTTCATTCACCTGGGGGAATTTTCTATTTTCTATTTTCAGCGGGAATCCCATCGGCGGAATTTGCTCCAATTTGCGATTTTCTATTTTCAGCGGGAATCCCATCGGCGGAATTTGCTCCAATTTGCGATTTCCTATTTTCAGCGGGAATTCCACCGGTGGAATTTGCTCCAATTTGCGATTTTCTATTTTCAGCGGGAATTCCATCGGGGGGATATTCTATTTAATTACTGTTTAGATTTTATGGGGTACCGGGTACCCCTTAAAATTTTTCGGGTACCCCTTGTTAACCCTTTATATTTCATATACTTATCTCTATTGTGGGACAAGGGGTATGTGGGATTAGATAAAAATTGCTATAGGGAGAGTGAGAGTTGCAAAAAATGAAAACGCACTCGTGGCTATAGCAATTTTCTACCGAAATCTGAAATCCCTTGTCCCCACGGTGTCTAACCCATTGAAAATAAAGCATTCAACAAGGGGTACCCGCCCTAAAAATGGGTACCCCTTAGGGTACCCCTTGTCCCACAATCAGATAGCCATTCTTCAAAACTTCAACGGAATGGGATATTTGCCCAAAATTTCCAAAATTTGAGATCCCGTCATCGCGGAATAACTCTCGACGTTTTCGATGACATACACCTTCTTTTCTTTTTGGCGAGATCCTTCCCACCAGCGGACACGCAAGTTCCTCAATCCCGCGCCGGAAAGCGCCGCGCCGATTCCTTTCAAACTCGGCGGCTTCATGCCGTATTTGCGCAGCGGTGTTTCCCCGGCCAGTTGGAGATGCTGGAACACCCGCTCGGTGGTCACCAGGTCGAAACTGAACGCGCCCTCCTTGGCTTCCATCATGTCGCGGACCCAGCACTCAAGGGGCGAGCGAGAGGCTTCCACCACCTCGCGCTGGTGATCGGTCACTTTGGGCACGGCGCGGGGATCGAACCTGGAGAGGTCCCGGTTCATCAGATAATTCACGCAAGCCCGCCAGCCCTCGTGCTTGCGCATCCAGTCCCAGCACCGCACCCAATAGGCGTCCCACTCAGGCGTCATCTGGCCATCCGCGCCGCGAATGGACACATCGGACCAGAGCATGTAATAGCGGCGGGCGCCTTCGCGCAGGTCCACCGGGTGGGGGTCATTGGTGGTGGCCGAGACATTGACCACGTTGCGCACATAGACCTTGCTGACTCCTTTCGCGTTGACGCTCAGCCGGTCCGGTGGGGAGCTGGCCAGGGGTTTGAGTTTCTTGGTCAGCAGTACCCGGTCGAAGCGGTTAGCCGCCTCCAGCTCATTGATGTGGAGGTGCTTGGTGCGCAGCAGGTGCTCATTGAAGTCGGAGGCGAGATCCTCGCCCTCGATGCTCTTGGAATGCTCACCCAGGGCCTGGCGCAGGGGCTCCAGCAAGAAGTCTTTACCGATGCCCTCGCGCCCGCCCAGGACCAGGATATGGTTGATCTTCAGATCCGGGCGTTGCAGGGTGCAGGCCATCCAATCCAGCGCGTGATCGATCCCTTCCGGCGAGAAACCCATGGTCTGGAAGTGACCGATCCATAGGGCCACGTCGCCCGGCGCTTGCTGGTCGATCTCGTGGTTCCACAGGTTGAAGTGGTTCAGGCCGCGATCCCAGAAGTAGCACTCTTTGCCGGGCCAGTAGTCCACCGCGTCAACCTTGATCAGACCCCCATTGAGGGCGGCTCGCAGGATGTCGGGTTTGACTTGCTCGCCCGTGGATTCGGAGTATTCCTCGATCTCAGATTCCAGGTGACAGAAGCGATTACCGAAGGCCCGCTCAGTCAACATCTGCAAGGTCCACCGGTTCACGAACCGGTCGATCCCTGAGACATAGACCCAGGCCTGGCACAAGGCCGCGAAGTCTCCGGAGCGGGCGGCGTTGTGGGCGCCTTGGCCCGAGAGCCGATCCCGCTTGAGCTGCTGCTTGATGGCGCGCATTTCCTGATCGATGGCCTTCACCGTCAGGAAGCCGCGCAGCCGGTCCCGGAGACTCACCAGGGCAGCGCCCTGTTCCAGGGCCGGGAGCTGGGCAATGCCCCGCATGATCTGCCGGACTCGCTCCATGTCCTGGAGTGGGTTGGCGGGCAGAGCTTCGATGAGTTGGTCCCAGAGGGGCTGGCTGGCCGCAGGCGGCGCCGGGGTCTCCGGGGGCAGCATCATGAAGTCCACTACCGGCGGCGCGCCTGGGGCGGCGGCTAGGCCCCCCAGCGCCCCGTCCGGAGCAGTGATGCCGTTGAAGGCGCGCCAGGTATCCACCTCTGGCCGGCAGCCCAGCTTATCCAGGAGATCCGGGACCTGGCGCTCCTGGCAGTGCCCATGGTGGCACTTGAATCCCAGGGAGCGGTCCGAGTTGGTGTAGAGGATGGTGCCCGAGTTGTCCCCGTCGGCATGCTCCTCGATCCAGGGGCACTCGATCAGATATTGACCGTCGCCCTTCTGGCTCAGGATGGTCACGTACTTGAGCGCCGGGTGCTGGTCCACGCGGGCCGGGACTTGCGCGCCCTGGTCGGCGCGCCGGGCGTTGAGGTCCACCCCGAAAGGTCCCGCGAGGGCCTCCAGGGTCACGCGCCGGGTGGGCTCCCACTCCTGCATCTTGCAGCGAGTGCCGGGCCCGTACTTGGCCTTGGTGTTCCAACCTTCTGACAGGCGCGCATAGCGGGTGACGCCCTTCATGCCGGGGTCGGTGCCGTCCGGGGATAGACCCAGGGCCACCAGGCCATCGAGCAGGTTCTCCACCCGGGCGCGGTCCGTCTCGGGCCGGTCTAGTATCCAGCCCCACTGCTCGTTGCCTGGGCTAGTCTCAAGCCTCCAACTGGGCGCCGGCAGCAGACGGGCGCGGGCGGGGTCGATCTTGATCCCCACGTCGTCGGCCACGATGCAATAGGTGCCGACGAAGTTGGCCTTGCGGCGCACCGGGCGCCCGTTCTCGTCAGGACGGAACAGGCTGATGGTGAAGTACTGATTCCAACCCGGCGTGTGCAGCTGGCCATTGGCGCGGCTGTAATGGGTTCCGCCCCAGCAGATCCCGCGGCGATCCGGCGTAATGGCGGAAGGATCGTCCGGGAAGCCGGTCACATGGGCATAGGGGGCGTTCTCACCGAAGATGGCCCGCAGGAACTCCTCATTGGAGACCCGCAGCTCGGGGAGCTCCATGAAGTCCATCAAGCGGACATCTCCGGTCCGTCTCCCTCGATTCCCCTAGCGCCGGTGGCTCCCCGTTGTGCCATCCTCAGCAATAGGGCGTGGCCATGCACGTGGGCCAGAAGCAGATCCCGCAGGTACTGGCTCAGGTTCATGCCCGCCGCCCAGGCCATGGCCGTCAGGGCGTCCTTGGTGTCCCCGTCGATGGCTGTCTCGACGCGTTCGGTGTTCTTACCAAGGACGTGGGTTAGGGGGCGGGACATGGGTTTGGGGGGCCTTTAGGAGGAGGACTGCGAGGTGGGTTCTTGCTCGCCAAACACATCAGGACAGAGCCTCTGGCGGGTCACTCGACCTTGGGTAGCCTTTTCGACCTTTATCGCGTTCTTAGCCGAAACTCCTTTCCCACGAGTCCACTTCCAGACCGCAGCCTGGGATAAATCGCAGGCCTTCGCCAGGTTCTGTTGGCTACCCAGTATCTCGATAGCTTCGTTTACGGGTATCTCGATGGGTTCGTTTATGGCGTTCATATTGGGGAAGATACAACCCCCGTTGTGCAACGTCAAGCCTCCCGCACGGAGTCTAGCGCCTCGTCGAAGGTATCCCCCGCCGAGAAACAGCCGGGTAGATCGGGCACCGTCACGCCGAAGCGGACGCCATCATCGGAATGCAACACCACGGGGAATCGCATGGCAACCTCCTATTTCCAACCCGCACGCTGATTAGGATCATCAAGGCCGAGGAGGTTTTGATTTCTGATTCGTTCTGGGTGATTCTGATTCCACTCCTCCCCCCTTGATGAAGCGAATCGCAAGGGAGCCGATGGTCACGGTTGCCAGTACCACGCCAAACCAATCATGCCCGTTCAGCGCGCCGTAAAGGCCACCCCCGATACCGGCCAGGCCGATACACAAGGCCAACAGCATGCCTAGGATTCGTTCGATAAACTCAAAGGTGTTTACCCGTCGCTGCTCGGCGCGCCTGGCGGAGGCTTCTGCCTCAGTTTGCTCGAACACCCAGTCCACACGATCCGGCCTGATTTCGTGAAGGCGCTCAATACCCTCTATGGGCAGCAGGGGAGAATCGGATGAGGTAGATCGAACAGCCAGCTCGCTGCCGTCGCTACCTCTTGCTTGAGCCGTGGTTTGCCTGTTGGTCACGACTTAAGACCTCCCGTAGCTCCCTGCCAACTCGCTCAAAATCTCCCCGCGTTGCGGCAAAATCCTGATGCGGGCCGTCTTTTCCAACATGGTACCCCCTGCGCTCCGGGAGGAGAGTGAACGCATCTTCCATGCCTCGCAAGATGTTGAGCAGTCTAGTCATGTCTCCATAGTAGTCGCAGCGCAGCAAAAAGTTCAACCTTGCCACTACAGATAGATATTCCCCCGATCCGGTGCATATTCCGTTGCGCAACGAAAATCCCAGAGCCGCTGACCCTGGCCGGCTAATGACGGACATCTAGTCCCGTTACTGCGTAACAACTCCACCTAACCCGCTCCGGCGGGTTTTTTGTTGCCCAAAAAAATACAACCCTGGGGGTTGACGCTAGAACAACTGTGGTTGTAAGATCCTCCCCACGCCAGCAGTACCGGCGCCACCCGCCGGGAGGCGACTTCCCCGGCACCGGGACGAGGGTCACCCGGACCCACCACCAGGAGGACATCATGCGCCGACACATCTCGTACAGCCACAAAGATCGCATCCCGTTTCTCGCAGAGGTTTCTCGTCACGCGGCGGAGCGTGAGGGACTGAAGGCCAGGGAGGCCAAAGAAGTCGCCCGATACAGCTTGAGCTTGTACGGCTCCGGTAGGTCGGCAGGCTGGTCGCTCAGCCGAGCAAGCAAGTACGCCCGCGTCCTGGCGGGAAAGACCGCCTTGGCGGGGACGGAAGCAGTGGGGATGGAAGCATGATCGACGAAGAAAGCGTCCTGTACCAAGAAGTGCGCCGCTGCGAGGCCGTAGTCAGCAAGCGCAAGCGGGCGGGGAAGGAGCCGTGTCCGGAGGCGGACCTGCGGCTGGAAGATGCCCGCTACGCCCTTAAAACCTGGCGTGCGGAGCATGACCTGCTTGGCCCGGACGGGAAGCGCATCTCGGGACTGGCCCCGGCCAAGCGAAAAGTGGATAGGTCGATCCCGCTTCGGGATCTCAACGCCGCCCGGGTGGCGGCGGCAACGGCCCGGGGACCTCGCCTGGGAGGGAGGACGGTATGAGCTACCTGAACCCAGCGCTGGTCCGGAACCTCACCCCGGAAGAGCTGCTGAGCTACGTGGACCGATCCGATCCGGTGGTCCTGCGCCTCGCGGAGTTGGCGGAGTACGGGATCGATGTGGTGGAGGAACTGGAGGAGCAGCTGGCTTCCAAGGACGAGGAAATTGAAGAGCTTAACGAGCAGCTCGCTCGCGCTACGGCACTGTGTAATCAATATTATCTCGGAGAATCTCATGTCTGACGGCATTCTTGAAAGCCTGACCCTGCAAATGTCCCGCATCGCCGACGCGTTGGAGCGGCTGTGCAACTCCCAGCAACCCGCTCCTGCGGCGGTTCAACCTGCGCCTGCCCCCGTTGCTGCGCAGCCGGTCGCCCCCGTGGTTCAACCCGCGCCGGCACCCATCGCACCCCAACCCGCGCCCGCGGTGCAGCTCCCCCAGCTCAACGTCATCGAGGTGAACAAGGAGCTGGTGGCCATCTCCCAGGCGCTGGGGTCCGACGGCCCGGCCAGGCTCATGGGCCTGTTGCGCGCCCGGCAGATCCCCGGCCTGGGGCAGGCCAACAACGAGCAGCTCCACGCCATCCTCGCGGACGCCCGCGCCCTGCTCCCGATGCAGCAGGCCGCCTGATGGGCGCGGTGCAGACTCCGCGCCACTGGGTCAGGGGTCCATCCCAGGCGGATCGGATCGTGGCTTGTCCGGGTTGCGTGGCGGAGCAGGAAAAGTACCCACCGGATCCGTCCGGGCCATCGGCCATCGACGGGACGCACTCTCACACCCTGCTGGAGCGGTGTCTGCGCCAGGGTCTACCCCACGCGGGGAGTTTCTTGGGCGAGACCCTGAGGGACCACGAGGGGGAGTTCCGGGTGGAGGCGGATCGGGCCGAGCGAGTTGGTTTGGCGCTGACCTACATCGGGAATCGGATGTTGGAGATACCGCCGTCGGCTCATCCCCGCGTCGTGGTGGAGTCAGAAGTTCTGGTTGATGCGGGTGCCTCCCATGGCATCCCCAACTGGATGGGCACGGCGGACGTGATTCTGACCGGCGGCGATCTCTTGGAGGCCATCGACTTCAAGGACGGTTTCAAGGCGGTGCCGCCCACCAGCGCCCAGCTGATCAGTTACGCCCTGGGAGCTATCCACCGGGAGCTGGGCCGCCGGTTCGCCCGGATACGACTGACGATCATCCAGCCCAAGGACCCTCGGGGGGCGATCAAGTTTCAGGACTACACCCGGGAGGAGTTTGACGCAGCGGCGGCGCCGGTCATCGCTGGGATGCAGCGGAGTACCCATCCAGACGCTCCCCTGACTACCGGGGACCACTGCAAGTGGTGCCGAGCCGGTAAACCCGGGCGCTGCCCGGCCTACAACGATGAGGTTTTGAGAACCATGCAAGATGCATTTGCCAACGTCCCGGCGGCCCCTGGGTTACCCGGAGCCCCCATCCTCCTCGGGATTCAGGTCCCCGACGTGGCGTCGAGCGACTTCACCGAGGAGCAGTTGAGCCAGATCCTGGACGCCGCGCCCCTGGTGCGGGCCTGGCTGAGCGAAGTCGAAGCCGAGGCGCTGCGCCGGTTCCAGTCAGGCCGGTTCCTGCCCCGGTACAAGGTGGTCAGGGGGCGCTCCGTGCGCGCCTGGGCTCTGACTAACGAGGAGGAGTTGATCAAGAAGCTCCGCAACATGGGAGTCCCCAAGGAGGAGTTCATCAAGGAGGTGGTTCGTACCCCCACTCAAGTCTTGGCCTGCCCGTCGGTGAAGGGTTTCACCGAGCGCAAGCTCAATAACCTGGATCAGCTGATCACCAAGCCGCTGGGCGCCCTCAAGGTGGTCCCGGAGAGCGATCCCGGCCAGGCGGTTCTGTTGTCGGCGGAGAAGGTGTTTGCTGAGGTTGTTATCCCAGAGCCGGTTCCCGCGCCCCCCGTTTCTGAATCCCCCGCTCTTTCTTTTCTGTGAGGTTTGTTATGTCCCAGATGCCCAAGTCCGAGAATTTCGTAGTGGGTCCGGTCGTGCTGTCCTACACGAATGGATTGTTTGAGGCCCGGTCCGTCAACGGCGGCGAGGCCAAGTTCGGTTGCAACATCCTGCTGGACGAGCAGGCCGCGCAGACCATCAATGCTCAAGTGGAGGCGGTGGGCCGGCAGGCGTTCCCCCAGGATTGGTCCGTGCCGAACCGCTGCAAAAAGCCGGTGCGCGTGCTGGCTGAGAAGCCCGCCTATACCTCCCAGCAGGACAAGCTCCCCGGTGTGCGCTACTTCGCCAGCGTGGGCAGCTCCTTCGCTCCGCAGATGGCAGGCCCCGACAAGCTCCCGCTGATCAACTTGACCGATCCTCTTACGGGCAAGAAGCCGGTCTACGGTGGCGTGCGGGCCTATGTGTTCATCAACGTCTATTCCTACCGGCACCCACAGGGCGGGCCGGGTGTGTCTCTGGGACTGCACGCGGTCATGAAATTACAGGACGGCCCAGAGCTGATCGAGCAGGGCGCGGTTGACGTGCAGGCCGCCTTTGCCAATATCCCCGCCGCGCCGCCCGCCGGAGCCTTTGCTCCCCAGGCCTACGGCCAGCAGCCCCCGGCCCCCCAGGCCTTTGCTCCCCAGACCTACGGCCAGCAGCCCCAGGCTCCCCAGGCCTTTGCCCCCCAGGCCTACGGCCAGCAGCCCTCGGCCCCCCAGGCCTTTGCTCCCCAGGCCTACGGCCAGCAGCCCCCGGCCCCCCAGGCCTACGGCCAGCAGCCCCCGGCCCCCCAGGCCTACGGCCAGCAGCCCCCGGCCCCCCAGGCCTTTGCTCCCCAGGCCTACGGCCAGCAGCCCCCGGCCCCCCAGGCCTACGGCCAGCAGCCCCCGGCCCCCCAGGCCTACGGCCAGCAGCCCCCGGCCCCCCAGGCCTTTGCTCCCCAGGCCTACGGCCAGCAGCCCCCGGCCCCCCAGGCCTACGGCCAGCAGCCCCCGGCCCCCCAGGCCTACGGCCAGCAGCCCCCGGCCCCCCAGGCCTTTGCTCCCCAGGCCTACGGCCAGCAGCCCCCGGCCCCCCAGGCCTACGGCCAGCAGCCCCCGGCCCCCCAGGCCTACGGCCAGCAGCCCCCGGCCCCCCAGGCCTTTGCTCCCCAGGCCTACGGCCAGCAGCCCCCGGCCCCCCAGGCCTACGGCCAGCAGCCCCCGGCCCCCCAGGCCTACGGCCAGCAGCCCCCGGCTCCGGCCCCCCAGGCCTACGGCCAGCAGCCCCCGGCCCCCCAGGCCTACGGCCAGCAGCCCCCGGCTCCGGCCCCCGCGCCTGACTTCCTGGGCGGAGGCCAGCCCGCCGGTGGGGTGCATCCGTTCACCGGGCAGTACATCCCCCCGGTGGGCCGGGCCGCTTAGCTCTTCCCCATTCCGCGCCAGGGACGGCGCACCGTTGAGGTAATGCTCGTGAAATATTCTGAATTCCTGGTAGGGAAGCAATTCGATGATCCCGTTTCAGGGCATGATGTACCCATTGAGTACATCAGTCCCAATCACGGCACGCTGCGGCTGTTCCCCTTCCAGGAGGTGATCGTGCGGTGGGCGCTGAAGCGGGGGCGCGCTGCCGTATTTGCGGACACCGGGCTCGGCAAGACCGCGATGCAGGCGGTATGGGCGCATCACGTGACCTTGCAGACTTGGCGTCCGGTGCTGATCGTCGCGCCGCTGTCGGTGGCGCATCAAACGGTCACCGAGGCCCGTAAATTCGGCGTGGAAATCGAGTACCTGCGCCACCCTACGGATGCCCTGCCTCCCATCGTCATCACCAACTACGAGATGTTGGAGCACTTCGACTTAACCCGCTTCGGCGGCGTGGTCCTGGATGAGTCCTCCATCCTCAAGGCGAAGGACGGCAAGACTCGCACCGCCATCATCGAGGCCTGCTGCTGCCCATCATCCAAGCCGCGGCGGATCGTCTGAGCAGCCTGCAACCCGCGCCCAAGGGGGTAGCCAAATGAACCTCATCAGCGAACAAGACTTGCTCCGCGACCACGCCATCGACTGCCTGCGCCGGGCGGAAATCGCCCTCCGGGATGGCGCGGTGGAGATGGCCCTCTATCAGATCCGGGGCTCCGAAATGATTATCGGTCTGATGGTTCCGGCTGAGTTGGCGGCTCAGGAGCTAGACGCGTGAACTATCCCACCGACAATCTGATCTGTTATGACCTCGAGGTGTTCCCCGGCTGGTTCCTGGCGGGCTTTGAGTTACCGGACGGGGGCATCTATCAATTCGAGGTGTCCGACGCCCGGCCCTACCAGGGGGACATCGAGCAGTTCCTCACCTGGGCGAAGCTGTCGGGTTACACCTCGGCCGGTTTCAACTCCCAGGGCTACGATGACCGGGTATTGAGCGAGTTCCTGCGCAACCCGCATCCCGCCTCGGCCCTGCGGGTGAGCATGGGCATCATCGTGCATGGCGAGCCCCCCTGGCGCTTCGACAACACCATCGACTCCATCGACCTGATGCCGCTCCTGCCGGGGCGCATCAGCTTGAAGAAGGTCGGCGTGTGCCTCGGGCATGTCCGGCTCCAGGAACTGCCGATCCCCTGGGATCAGGTTCCCTCACCGGAGGAGCAGGAGGTGCTGCGCAGCTACAACCGCAACGACCTGGCCATTACCCGCAAGTTGCTGCACGAGGTGCAACCGGAACTGGATCTGCGCGGCGCCATGTCCCGGCAATACGGCGTGGACCTGCGCAGCAAAGGCGACGCCGCCATGGCGGAGGCGATCCTGTTGGCCGAGTACGCCCGCCTGGGCGGCACGGAGCGCAAGAAGGATCTCAACCAGCGGGGCCGGGACATCATCGCTATGGATCCCCGGGGGCGGATCAAGACGCCCTCCTGGTGGAACAGCTTCTCGCTGGAGCGTTACCCGAGTCTCGCCCGGGTGCGCGAGATCGGGGAGCGGATCTTCGCGACCCTCATCCCCATCGTGAATGACCGGGTTCCGGGCGGCTTCCTGGATCGCATCCTGTTCCTGGGGGACCGCTATTACCAGATGGGTGTGGGTGGCTTGCACTCGATTGATGGACCCGGCTGCTGGGTTCCGCGCCCAGACGAGATCCTGGTTGACGTGGACGTGGCCAGCTATTACCCCAACATCGCCCTGACTCAGGACCTGGCCCCCCGCCCCTGGGGCGCGGCGTTCTCCCCGATCTACCGGGAGATCGTGCGGCGCCGGTTGGACGCGAAGCACGCTGGCAATAAGACCGAGGCTGAATGCCTTAAAATAGTAATTAATGGCACGTTTGGGAAGACCAGCGATCCTTATAGCGCCCTTTATGACCCGGAAATGATGGCCAACATCACTGTCCTGGGGCAGCTGGGTCTCTTGACCCTGATCGCCCTGCTGGATGGAGTGGCCAACGTAGTCAGTGCGAACACCGACGGCCTGACCTTGCTGGCGCCCCGTGCCAACTATCCCCGCGTGCAGGCCATCGTCTCGGAATGGGAGCAGGGCACCGGCCTGGAGATGGAGTACACCGAGTACCGGGGGCTGTGGCAGCGCGACTGCAACAATTACCTGGCGGTGGGCACCAACGGCAAGCTGAAGGCTAAGGGTCGCCTAGTGGCCCAGTGGCCGGACCTGCGGCACTCACCGAACGCCAACATCGTCGCCCTGGCGATCCAGGCCCTGGTCCGGGATGGTACGCCGCTGGATCAGACGATCTATCAGTGCCAGGACATCAATCAGTTCATCCTCACCCAGGCGGTTACGGGAGACTGGACCACTTCCTGGAATGGCCGGCGCCTCGGCAAGATGCTGCGCTTCTACAAGTCCAACCGCGCCGACGCGGCACCCATCATCCGGCGCCCAGGGAGCGAGGCCAAGGGAAACGAGGGCAACGTACCGAACTCTGAAGGGTGCATCCCGTTGGAGGATCTCCCGGATCAGTTCCCGGACGATCTCAACTACGCCTGGTATCTGAGCGAGGCACAGGACCTGTGGGAAACCGCATCGGTGCCCAAGACGCCGGGGATGAACCGGATGGCCGAGGCGGCGGCCCAGGCCGGGCTACGCCCCTGCTATATGGACCCAGCAGACCCACCGAGCCGCGCCAGGGTGATCTACGGCGAGCAGGATTTCACCAGCCGCCGGCCTGGGCAGGTGCTCGGCACCAGTACTGGAGATGGACTGCTGGCCCGGTTGGGGGATCGAGGGGTGGAGATTTACCGGGTCAAGCGGCCCTACCCGAGCCGGACCCGAGCGAAGGTTAAAACCGAGCAGGGCTGGGAATTGGTCTACGGGGCGAGGGTGCCACTAAGCCTGCCGTGTTTCGAGGTCTTTCCCCTGGGAGACGAGGCCTTTCTGGACGAGTTCTATACCGCCGCCGAGTTGCGGAAGGTGGGGCGATGAACGACTGGCAACCGGTCCCTGTTCAACGCAAGATTCTGGAGTCCGACGTTGAGCAGCATCTGTGCTCCCGCGTGAAGGCCCTTGGGGGAGAGTGCCTCAAGTGGGCATCCCAGAACGTCCGGGGAGTGCCGGATCGAGTGTGCATCTTCCCAGGCGGGGAGGTGTGGTTCATCGAACTGAAGCGAGACGGCGCGGCCAAGCTGAGCCCTTTGCAGCGGCAATTCTTCGCGAAGATGGATCGGCTCAACATGACCCGCTGCGCGGTGCTGCATGGGAAAGAGTGCGTTGACGGATGGATCGAGGCAATTCAGGGGAGAGCCCATCCATGCTGACTTTATCAGACTTTCATGACTATCAGCTTCGTGCAGTTAACCATCAAATATCCAACCCCAGATCCTTCCTGTGGCTGTTCATGGGCGCGGGAAAGACACCCATCACCCTGACCACCATCGCACATCTTCAGCGCCACGGCGCCATCCGGGCGGCCTTGGTGGTGGCTCCCTTGCGGGTGGTCCAGTCCGTCTGGGAGCGGGAGGCGCGCAAGTGGGAGCACACCCGCCATCTGCGCTTCAGCTTGATCCACGGCACCCCCCAGGAGCGGCTACGGGCGGTCACCCGGCCCGCTGATGTGTACCTCATCAATTACGAGGGCCTGGTGTGGTTGTCCGCCCAGCTTCAGCACTATTACATCAAGCGCGGCACACTGCTCCCCTTTGACATGCTGATCCTGGACGAATCCAGCAAGATGAAGCAGCACGCTACCAAACGCATGGAGGCCATCGTGCCCCTGCTCCCCTATTTCAGCTACAGAACCGGACTCACCGGGACCCCATCATCTAACGGTCTGGTTGACCTGTTTGGCCAGTTCCTGGTCATCGACAATGGGGAGCGCCTCGGGTCCTCCTATTCCAGCTTCCTCTCGAATTGGTTCGACTCTGACGGATACGGCGGCTATCGATACCAGGCGACGGCGGACGGCGAGCGGGCTATTCATCGGCGCGTGGCGGATATCGTGCTGGAAATGTCCCAGCAGGAGTACCTGCAACTCCCAGATTTCATCGTGAACGATCTCTACGTGGACTTGGAGCCGAGGCACCGTGCCCAATATGACCGCCTAGAGCGGGAACTCTTCACCGAGCTAGATTCCGGCGTGGAGTTGGAGGTACTCAACGAGGCAGCAAAAACGAATAAATGTCTTCAATACAGTAATGGTGCCGCATACACCAATACCGAGACCCGGGAATGGGCGCCGGTGCATGACGCCAAGCTGGATGCCCTAGAGGACATCGTGGAGGAGGCCGCCGGGGAGCCGGTCTTGGTGGCCTACACCTACAGACCGGACGCCTACCGGATCATGAAGCGCTTCCCCTACGCCCGCAACATCACCGGGATGTCAGCCAGCGAGTTCAACCAAGCATTGGAAGATTGGCAGGCCGGGCGGCTGCGTATGCTCATTGCCCACCCGGCATCGGCGGGTCACGGAATCGACGGATTGCAGGCAAGGGGCCGCGTCCTGGTGTGGTTCGGACTCAACTGGTCGCTGGAGCTGTATCTCCAATTCAATGCCCGCCTGCACCGGCAGGGACAGTCCGCGCCCGTGGTGTGCCATCGCATCCTGACCCGTGACACGTTAGATGATGCTGTTCGCCTGTCCCTGGAGTACAAGACGCAGACCCAGGAGGACCTTCGGCGTGCAGTATCTGAATACCGGCGGCGTAAGGAGCGAACCGCTACCGTTGTTGACTTCATGGAGATCGCGGCATGAATTACTCATAATGCTGCCTTGCATCTATTACAGATCCACCGGCTGCCCCCATGGGGCAGTCACCGGCAGACCAGAGGGGTGTAAGAAATGCCAAGCCGAGTTTTCATGATCTGCAACGCCTACGAGTCCGGCTTCGGCCA